TTGCCCAACTGGTCGGACGGGGTTCCGGCAAAGCAAAACCCCGGCGCGCTGGCGGGCGCAACCGGGGCTGACTGTGCAGATGACAACGCAAATCGTCCCGCCAAAGATAGCCGCAACCGGGTCGCAAATGCAATCCGGAACTTCCTGACGCTGGGCGTGTCCGGGGAACGTGCAGTCGGTCTCGCCATCATCCTTGCCGCTCGCCTGAGCGAAGAAGAGCGCGCGAGCATCGCCTACGCTGCGCTCCTCGGCTTGGAAGAGGACCACGCCTACCGCATCGCGAGCATGGCCGTCTTCGGCGTCAGCGCTGGGGAGGTGCTGATATGAACATGCATCGCCCCCCGATCCGTCAGGAAGAGCTGGAGCGTCTGGTCTTCCACATGCCGGTTGTTGCCGAGAGCGCGTCGACCGGCTGGGCCAAGTCCTTCGCCCTTTCCATCGTTCGCCAGTCCCGCCGCCGCGGCTGGCGTCCGTCTCCCAAGCAACTGCACATCATGCGCGACCTGGTGTCCGACCTGTTCGCTTACGGTGCCGACCACGGGGAGGACCTTTCCGTCATCGAGTGATGGCCTGTCGTGCCGCTGTCGGATGGCTCCGGCACGGCAGGTAGTCACTTGGAGCCTCCTGACGACGAGCATACCCGACCACGGGGCACATCACGTCAGGGGCTTCGCTCCATCCGCGCCTTTGACCGTCGAGCGAGATCGGCGGGCAATGACGATCCGGGGACATCACCCGACCCGAGCGACACCGGCCCCTGTCAGGACGCTCAGAAGCGCGACAACTAAATCCCACCGGCGGGGGCTTCGGCCCTGTTCATCGCGAGATGATCCGATCGGGGACCGCACCGGCGCAGAGCTGCGAAGGGCGGGCTGAGTGAGAACCTCAGGGGGAAGCGACTGGCCCACGACACGGGCATCGCGTGGATACGGATCGAGGAGGCGCAGGGCCTTTCCCCTGAGCAGGTCAAGAACCTGTTCGCATAGGCGGGGGGAAGGAGCGGGTGGAGGAGTGCGCCTATATGGTAAAGGTAAATAGTATTGACCTATAAGCGAAGAAGGAGACGAGCAGTGACACGGACAGCGACACATCCACCCCTCGACCCCTGGCGCTTCGACGCCATCGCAGCCGGCCCGGAGAAACTCTGGGGCCTGCCCGCCATCGCTGCGGCGCTTGGCATCTCGATCGACAAAGCACGGCGGCTGGCGCGGCTGCCGGACTGCCCGATCTACCGACCCGACGGCGGGAGCTACTTCGCCTTCCGGGGAGAACTAAACGCATGGCTAAGGAGCAAATGACCATGACCGACACGAACACCCACGAGATGCCCGCCCTGAACCCGCGCATCGCCAACCTGTCCATCAACGTGCCGCCGATGAAGATGGAGGCATCGAACGCGCAGCTCCTCGCCACGTTCACAGTGCTGGCCTATCCGATCCGGGTTCAGAACGTGCGCCTCGTGAAGCACCAGGGCGAGATCAAGGTCTGGTGCCCATCGCGGGACTTCAGCTTCATCAGTGCGGCCAAGCCGGTCATCATCGAAGCTGCCATGAATGCGGTGCGCGAAGGGCTGGCCGAGATGGACGCGATGGCGTGACACTGGAGGACGTAAGACGGCAGACAGTAACCACGACGGCCCGCGCTAAGTAGGTGCTCTTAGGACAGGCGGAAAGGAACTCACTTTCGCGCGTTCTTATTGCTATAGTGACGTTCAGCGAATATCTGAACCGTGTATGGAGAGCATTATGACCGATCACGTCGACATCATGACGCCAAACGCGGGGCGGATCAGGGCAGCGATCTATCATTCGCTGCTTGCGGCTGAACGTCGTCGTCGTCTTCCCCTGACGCAGTACGACCTCGTCAAGACGTTGTTCCTTGCTGACCGATCTCATTTGAATGAGTGGGGTCGTCCGATCACGTACGATAACTACAAGGCTATGGAGCATGGTCCCGTGCCCAGCTTAGCTTACGACTTCCTGAAGGGGAATGAGAGGGCAGTACGTGAGCACGGGTTTGGATCTCTGCCTTGGACGTGGACGCAGGGGAAGAAAGGCAAGAAGTTCTACACCCCCAGGCGGGGCGCGATAGATGTCGAAGAATGGCTGTCGGAGAGCGATACTGAAGCCCTTGATGATGCGCTGACCACGGTGTTGCGGTTGGGTTTTGGGCAAGTTCGAAGGCTTACGCATGAAGATCCTGCGTATGTAGATGCTTGGCGTGAAGATGGTGGGCGTGCCGCCTATGATATGAAGCTCGGCTTGTTGTTCGATGAGCCCAACTTCGACCGGGCACAGCTTCTAGCGGAACAGTCTGCCTATGTTTGAAGTGGGCGATGTCGTCCGCTTCCACAGTTCCACCGTCGGGAAGCCAAAGTACCATCTTTGCGTGGGCTACGACGAGCATGGCGGGCCACGGCTTGCGTTCCTGTTCGTAAACTCTGAGACTGGATATCGAGGCGACTGCGTTTTCGAAGATGGCGAAATACCGGGCCTGCCAGAGTCACGGACGTCAGAGTCCATCGTCTCGTTCACCAACATTACCCGTATCGGTGAGGATAAGCTTAAGCTCTTCAAAGCGGAGAAAGTAGGCAAGATCTCTGGCGATGTCGCGGGGGTTCTGGCTGCATTTGCTCGTGATACCAAGGTTCTCACCGCTCCCGAAAAGCGCTTTGTCGTCGCGGCGCTGGAAAGCTTGTTCTGATCTGATCGCTGTCGCATAACCCGACCCGGGGGTGGTCCTGAACTTTGGGCCGCCCTTGGGGACCGGCGCGGGGAACACGGCGCGAGATTTGCATGAAATAGGCAATCCGCCCTCACGATTACCTACGATTTCCAACGGTTACCTGCGGTCTGCAATCTACCCGTAGCGGCGCGCGTGCTGGATACTTGGCGGCATGTGGCCGTTCAAACCCAAAGCCCAGCCCGCGACCGAGACGAAGGGGCTCGCCGAACCCGGCGACGACCTCTATGCGATCTTCGGCATCACCCCGACCTCGACCGGCGGCGTCACCGTCACGCCCGACGCGGCCCTGCGCGTCCCGGCTGTCGGGTCCGCGATCCGCGTTATCTCTGAGGCGGTGGCCACGCTCGACATCCACGTCAAGCGCGTGACCGAGGACGGCACCGAGATCGACGTTCCCGATCACCCGGTGCGCACGCTCCTGCGCGACCAGGCGAACGACTGGACGGACGGCTTCAGCCTGATCCGCGACCTCGTGATCGACGCGCTGAGCGACGACAAGGGCGGCACCGTCTACGTCAACCGCGTGGGTGCGGGCCGCATCGCCGAGCTGATCCGCTACCGCCGCGGCGTGATCGACGTGCAGTTCGACGAGACGACCGGCGAGCCGCGCTACAAGATCGACACGCGGGCGGTGCCGTCGACATCGATGATCCATCTTCGCAGCCCGTTCGGACGCGCACCCCTGAGCCTCGCACGCGAAGCCATCGGGGTTGCCCTGTCGCTGGACAGGCACGCGGCGCAGCTCTTCGGACGCGGCGCCCGACCGTCTGGTGCGCTCAAGTTCCCGAAGGGCATGGGCGAGGCCGCGGTGAAAGCCGCACGCGCCGCCTGGCGGGCCACCCACGAAGGCACCGATGCGAACGGGCAGACGGCAATCCTGTTCGACGACGCCGACTTCGTGCCGTTCACCTTCAGCTCGACCGACGCGCAGTTCCTCGAAAACCGCAAGTTCCAGATCCTCGAAATCGCCCGCGTGTTCCGCGTGCCGCCTTCGATGCTCTACGACCACGACCGCGCGACCTGGAGCAACACCGAGCAGATGGGCCGCGAGTTCCTGTCCTACACGCTGGAGCCTTGGCTGCGCGCGACCGAGGGCGCCCTGCGCCGGGCGCTGTTCACCGACGAGGAGCGGGCCGAGTACGTGATCCGCTTCGACCGTGACGACCTGACCCGGGCCGACCTCTCGACCCGCTCGACGGTGATCAACAGCCTGATCGCCTCGCAGGTCATCAACCCGAACGAAGCCCGCGCGTGGCTGGGCCTGACGCCCCGCACCGGCGGCGACCAGTTCCTGAACCCGAACATCACGACCAGCGGCGGGGAGGCCGACGATGCAGCTTGACGAGATCCGCGCCTTCTCTGCCGACCAGGAGCGCGGCCATTGGTTCGATCTGGCCGACCCTGTGACGGGCAAGGCGACCGGCATCCGGGTGAAGCTGGCCGGGCCTGACAGCGTGACCCAGAACAAGGCCCGCCTGCAGCTCGCCGACGACCTGTCCGCGGTGGCCGATGCCGAGGGCCGCGTGACGGCAGAGCAGCGCGAAGCGGCCCGGATCGACAGCCTCGCGCGCTGCATCCTCGACTGGGAAGTCCGCGAAGACGGCAACCCGGTCTCGTTCACCCACGCAAACGCCGTGCGCCTGCTGAAGGCCGCAAGCTGGGTGCAGGCGCAGATCGACGCCTTCGCCTCGGACCGCGCAGCCTTCCGGAGGGCCGACTGATGGACCGCGTCTTTCTCGAAACAAAGATCCACGCGTCCGACGACGGCACCGTCGAGGGGCTGGCGTGGAAGTATGCAGAGCCCGACCGCATCGGCGACATGATCGTCAAGGGTGCCTTCACCGGCACGGCGATGCCGCTGCCCATGCTCTTCGGCCATGACCAGAACGACCCGATCGGCACGTGGGACACCGCAGACGAGCGTGACGACGGCCTGCACGTCAAGGGCCGCCTGCTGGTGGATGACGTCCCGCGCGCCCGAGAGGTGGCCGCCCTGGTCCGCTCCGGCGCCGTGCGCGGCATCTCGATCGGCTTCCGTACCATCAAGGCGGCGAAACGGCCGCGCGGTGGTCGCTCGATCTCGCAGCTCGAACTTCTCGAGGCCAGCCTCGTGACCATTCCCATGCATCCCGGCGCCCGCGTGACGTCGGCCAAGACAGCGGTACAGGCGCTCAGCCTCGCCGCCCAACTGCAACGCGCCGCGGCGCAGCTCGCAAAGAGGTAACCCATGCGACATCTGAAGACGACCGAGCTGCGCGGCAGCACGGCCCTGACCCTCAAGGACGGCGGCGAGGACGATCCCAACGACATCGTCACCAAGGCCATCGGAGATCTGACCAAGACCGTGAACGAGCGGCTGGAAGAGATCGAGAAGAAGGCCGACACGTCCAAGCTCGAAGACCGCCTCGACAAGATCGAAGCCAAGGCCAACCGCGCGAAGGATGGCGGCGACGGCGATGCCGACGAGTCGGCCCAGGTCGAGCGCAAGGCGTTCGGCACCTATCTGCGCCTGGGCAACCAGACCCCGCCCGACGAGATCAAGGCGCTGACCGTGTCGAGCGATCCGCAGGCGGGCTATCTGGCGCCGGCCGAGATGTCGACGGAGTTCGTCCGCGACCTGGTCGAGGTCTCCCCGATCCGGTCCGTGGCCAGCGTGCGCGGCATCACCAGCTCGTCGGTGAAATATCCCAAGCGCACCGGCATCACGAATGCGCAGTGGGAAGGCGAGGCCGAGGAATCGGAAGAGAGCGCGCCCAGCTTCGGGCAGCTCGAAGTGATCCCGCACAAGCTGACCACCTTCACCGACATCTCGAACGAGCTGCTGTCCGATAGCGGCGGCGCGGCCGAGGCAGAGGTGCGGCTCGCGCTGGCTGAAGACTTCGGCAAGAAGGAAGGCACCGCCTTCGTCAACGGCACCGGCGCAGGACAGCCCGAGGGCCTGATGACGAACGCCGAGATCGCCGCGACGGTCAACGGCTCGACCAGCGCGATCGACCCCGACAAGCTGATCGACCTGATGTACGCGCTGCCGGCGATGTACCGGAACGCGGGCACCTGGGGCCTGAACGGCACCACGCTCGCCACGATCCGCAAGCTGAAGGATGCCGACGGCCGGTTCCTCTGGCAGCCCAGCTATGCAGCGGGCCAGCCCGAGACGATCCTGGGCCGCCCGGTGATCGAGATCGTCGACATGCCCGACGTGGCATCCGGCACGTTCCCGATCATCTTCGGCGACTTCTCGGCCTACCGGATCGTGGATCGCCTCGCGATGTCGATCCTGTCCGACCCGTACACCCAGGCGCGCAAGGGCGTGACCCGGATGCACGCCACCCGCCGCGTCGGTGGCCGCGTCCTACAGGCCGCACGCTTCCGCAAACTCAAGATGTCGACCAGCTGAGGAGAATGACCCATGCGTGACATCGCATCCAATATCGGCCCGGTTCAGGCGGTCGCACCGCAGGTTCTGAGCGCCGCCAACACCTCCGCCGCGATCGACCTTCTCGGCTTCAACAGCGCTGCGCTGGTGATCAACACCGGCGCCATCGTCTCGGCCGGCGACTTCACTGCCAAGCTGCAGGAGAGCGACACGACCACGGCGGGCGACTTCACCGACGTGGCGGCGGCTCACCTGGTGGGCACGTTCCCCGCCAGCCTCGCCGCCGACAGCGTCGTGAAGGTCGGTTACATCGGCCACAAGCGGTACGTCCGCACGGTCATCACCAAGAACGGCGGCACCTCGATCGCTGCCGGCGCGGTGATCGTGAAGGGCAACCCGGCTGACGCGCCCGTGAGCTGAGGATGATCCCGTGCCCGGCAAGTCACCACGCCTCTGCGCCTGCGGCCATCGTGTCGCTGCAGGGACGCGGTGCGCTTGTGAGATGGCACGGGACGCCGCTCGCAAGGCCCGGTTCGACAAGACCCGTCCCAGCGCATCCGCGCGCGGGCTGGGGGCCGACTGGCGGCGCCTGCGCCTCGATCACCTCAAGCATCACCCGTGGTGCATCCGGTGCGGTGCCCAGGCGGCCGAGGTCGACCACATCATCCCACGATCCAAGGCGCCCGAGCGGCGGCTTGATCCGACCAATCTGCAATCCCTCTGCAAACCCTGTCACTCCGGCGCCAAGCAACGTGAAGAGCGCCGCAACCTCGCGAGGTAACTAGCATGCCCGTATTCGCTACGGCTGGCGCAAAGATCCACATCGGTGGGGAACTGGCCGCACAATCCGCCGACTTCGCGGTCGCGGACTTCTCCGGCGTCACCTGGACCGAGATCATGGAGGTCGAGAGCCTCGGATCGTTCGGCGACACAGCACAGGAAGTCCCGTTCGAGAGCCTCGGCTATTCCCGCACCCGCCGGATGAAGGGCCTTCGGAGCGCCGGTACGATGGAGATCGTGTGCGGCATGGACTACGCCGACGCCGGTCAACTCGCCGCCATCGCGGCCGAGAAGACCGACAAGGAATACGCGTTCAAGATCACCTTCGACGATGCGCCCACCGGCGGCACGCCGTCCGAGCGGTACTTCGTCGCCCAGGTCGGCGCGGTGACCGAGCAACTCGACACCGCCAACAACGTGATGAAGCTGAATATCTCGCTCTGGGTGAACAGCAACATCGTGCGCGTGGCCGCGGCCGAGCCGGCCGTCTGAGGCTGATCCATGGCGATCGTCACCCTCCAGGAGATCAAGGAGCAGCTTTCGTTCACCGACGACATCGGGTCGGTGGACGACGCGCTTCTGGATCGGAAGATCCACGCGGCGCAGAACCACGTCGAGCGGCTTCTCGGCTTCAAGATCGAGGAGACGTTCGGCGGCGTAGACCAGGACCCGATCCCGCCGCTCCTGGTCGAGGCGGTCAGCCAGCTTGCCGCGTGGTGGTACGAGAACCGCGAGACAGCGGGGGAGGCATCCCGTGAGGCGCCTTTCGGCGTGCGCGAGATGATCACCGAGTACCGGGAGTTCACGTTCTGATGGCGAACGACGGCGGCCTGAAACGCTTCCAGCGGCGCATGAGGGCGATCCCCGAGGCGGCCCGCAAGGCTGTCGAGCCGGCTCTTGTGCAGGGCGGCTATGAGATCGCCGAGGCCATGGAGATGCTCGCGCCTGAAGACACGGGCGACTTGGTCGGCTCGATCGAAGTCACGCTGCCCGGTCGCAGCACGCCGCCCTATTCCATGCCCGGCGGCGCCCACTTCGTGCCCGAGAACCAGGTCGCGGTGACGGTCGGCAACACTGACGTGCGCTATCCCCACCTCGTGGAATACGGGACCATTCACGCGACCGCGCAGCCCTTCTTCTGGCCCGGCTTCCGACTGGCGCGGAAGAAGGCCGAGAACCGGATCAAGCGGGCCATCTCGAAGGCCATCAAGGAGGCGCGCTGATGAGCGTTGACCTTGCCGTGCAGAAGGCGATCCGCGCCCGCCTGGCGGCCACATCTACCGTCACAGCCCTCGTGCCCGCCACAAGCATCATCGACACGAATGGCCGCCCTGCGCCGCGCCCGAGCATCATCCTGGGCGAGGCGCAGGTGGTCGATCAGGGCGACAGCATCGCGCGCACCCGGTCCCGCGTCTATCACACGCTGCACGTCTGGAAGACCGAAGTCTCGCGGGAGGGCGTGAAGACCATTGCCGGGGCCGTCCGCAGCGCCATTCATGCCGGCCGCCTCGACCTTGGCGCCGGATATCACTGCGCCGATTGGCGCGTGTCCAGCATCCGCGCGATGTCCGATCCCGATGGCGAAAGCGCCCATGCAGTCCTCGTGGTCGACGTACTGGTCGAGGAGGTCGCATGAAGTCCGGCAAGCTCGCACACGTGATCGAGGTCCAGCGCGCGGCCGTGGTGGTCAACGACGCCGGCACGCCCACCAGCACGTGGTCGAAGGTTGCCACGCTGCGCGCCGAGGTGGTCGAGGAAAGCGCCGAAGAGTTCCTGCGCAATGCGGGCGAGACCACCGTCACCGCCATCGTGTTCTGCACCCGGTTCGCCCCAGACATCACCGACAACGACCGGATCAGCTTCGACGGGGAAGCGTACGACATCGACAAGATCGTCCACATCGGCCGGCGGCGCGGGCTGGAGTTCCACTGCACCCGGGTGGAGCCATGAGAGGCACGAAGCCGCACATGAGTCCGGACCCCGAGGCCGTGGCTAACCTTGCCGCGCCGGGATGGCTGTCCATGCACGCGCGGGCCGAATGGGATCGGGTGATGCCGATCCTGACCGAACGCCGCATCCTGACCGACGCGGACCTCGGAGGCCTGGAGAACTACTGCATCGCCATAGGCACGGTGCGCGAGATGGAAGCGCACCTGCAGGAGCACGGCCACGTCATGCAGGACATCGAAGGCAAGATGAAGCGCAACCCGGCCGTAGGCATCCAGTCCGACGCGATGACCCGCGCGCGGCTCCTGGCGGCCGAGCTGGGGCTGACGCCCGTCTCCCGCTCCCGTCCCGCCATCCGAGACGAGGAGGACGAGGATGATCTCGCCGACTTGGATTGATGACGGATCGGAGATCGAGGACCCGCTGGGCTATGGCGAACGCGCGGTCAAATGGCTGCGCCGCCTGAAGCATCCGAAGAACCCGGCGCCTGGCCACCCGTTCCAGCTCGACCCATGGCAGGAGCGGATCGTGCGCCGGATCTATGGCCCGCGCCACGAGGACGGCACGCGCGTCGTGCGCCGTGTCGTGTTGCTGCTGCCAAGGGGCAACCGCAAGACCAGCCTCGCCGCCGGCCTGACGCTTCTGCACCTGATCGGCCCTGAGCGCATCCCCGGCGGGCTTACCCTGTCGGCGGCGTCCGCGCGTGAGCAGGCGATGGAGCTGTTCCAGGAGGCCGCGATGATCATCCAGCACGACCGGCGGCTGTCGAAGCATCTCAGCGTCCGCGAATACGTCTCGCGCATCGCCTTCAAGAGCATCGGCGCGCGCTACGTGGCCGTGGCCTCGGACGGCAAGGTTCAGCACGGCAAGACGCCGAACGTGGTGATCGCCGACGAGCTGCACGCATGGGAGGGCCGCGCAGGCCTGCGCCAATGGGAGGCGCTGGATTCCGCGCTGGTGAAGGTGCCCGGTACGCTGATGATCATCGCCAGCACCTCGGGGCGCGGGCAGGAAAACCTCGCGTGGAACCAGGTCGAGTACGCGATCAAGGTGCAGAAGGGCGAGATCGACGATCCGGCCACGCTGCCCGTGATCTTCATGGCCGAGCCGGGCGACGACTGGTCCGACGAGGATCTCTGGTTCAAGGTGAACCCCGGCCTGCGCCACGGATACCCCGACATCATGGGCTTCCGGGACAAGGCGCAGAAGGCCGAACACAGCCCGTTCGAGCGGGACAGCTTCCTTCAGTTCAACCTCAATCGCTGGCTCGACCAGTCGACCTCGCCGTTCGTCGAGATGCGCACCTATGACGAGGGCGCGCACGAGGTGGACGAGGACGAGCTGGAGATGGTGCAGGAGCCATGCTGGATCGGGGTCGACCTGTCGAAGAACGAAGACCTCACGGCCGTGGTGGCGTGCTGGCGGGACGGCGACGAGGGCTATCAGGTCAAGCCGTACTTCTTCTGCCCCGAGGACAACCTGCGCAAGCGGGGCGAGCTGCACGGCGTGGATTACGTCACCTGGGCGGAGGAGGGATTCATCATCCCCACGCCCGGCAACGTGGTCGATCTCGCCGCGGTCGAGGACCACATTCGCGAACTGTGCGCCCGCCATTCCGTGCGCGAGATCGCGTTCGACCCGACCTACGGCCGCCACATGATGGCCAGCCTGAACGACGACGGCTTCCCGGTCACCGAGTTTCGGCAGGGCTGGGTGACGATGGCGCCGGCGGTGAAGGAACTCGAGCGGGCCATCCTCGCCGGGCGGTTCAAGCACGGTGGCCACCCGGTGCTGCGCTGGAACTTCTCGAACATCCAGCTGCGCGTCGATCCGGCGGGCAACCGCAGTTTCCACAAGGGCAAGAGCGGCGACAAGATCGACGGCGCGGTCGCGGCGGCAATGGCCGTGGCACGTGCTGCCGCTGACGAGAACGGCATGGTCACGGCGGCCGATTGGTTCACCGACGACCTTTGGACGGCATAGGAGGCCGCAATGGACGAAGAACGCCTGATCGTCGCTCTGGAGGCCCGCATCCGGGACTTCGAGCGCAACATGGCCAAGGCCGAGCGGCAGGGCACGAACAGCTATCAGCGCCTGCGCCGCGGCTCACGCACGACCACGACGGCGATGGAGCGGGACATGATCCGCTCGACCAGCCGGATCAACCAGGCCCTCGCCTCGACATCCAGCCGCATCGGCGCCTTCGGCAAGGCCTTCGCGGCAACGGCGGTAGCGGCAGGCATCGGCGCGATCACCACCGGCGCGGTGCAGGCGATCCGCTCCATGGCCGAGATCAAGCAACAGGCCGACCGCGCCGGCCTCAGCGTACAGGCCTTTCAGCAGCTGCAGTTCGTCTCGGAGCAGAGCCGGATCGGTATCGACAACATGGTCGACGGCCTGAAGGAGCTGCAGTTGCGCGCGGACGAGTTCATCGTGACCGGCAAGGGCGCGGGTGCCGACGCGTTCAAGCGGCTGGGCTATGACGCGCGCGACCTGGCGCGCCGCCTGGAGGAACCCGAGGAGCTGTTCCTCGACATCGTGGATCGCCTCGAAGACCTCGACCGCGCTGCGCAGATCCGGATCGCCGACGAGGTGTTCGGCGGCACGGGCGGGGAACGGTTCGTCGAGCTTCTGAGCCAAGGCGACGAGGGCATCCGCAAGCTGATGGACCGCGCCAACGAGCTGGGCCTCGTGCTGGACGAGGAGGCCATCGCCAAGGCGGCGGAACTCGACCGCAAGTTCGCCGAGATCGCCTCGCGCGTGTCGGCCCTGGGCAAGTCCATCGTGGTCAACGTGGCCGGCGCGATCGAGGACGCGCTGACGATCGACGTCGACGAGATCTTCGGATCGGCCGAGCGGGCCATCGCCATGATGGGCGGCGAAGCCTACCGGGCGATGAAGGACGCTGACGACGCCACTGAGGAGCAGATCGACACGGTCGAAGATCTGCAGACGACGTATGAGGGGCTGTTCCGCGCGATCAACGCGGCCACCGGGCCGGACGGATTGCGGCTGATGGACGTGGCCGACGTCGACGAGGCGCACGAGCTGGCCGGCATCCTGCAGGACATCGACAGAGAAATGCGCGCCTTCCAGACGGGGGCCACCAGCGCGGGTGAGTTCGAGGAGAAGGTCGGAGACCTGATCGGAGAGGCGCAGGATCTGATCGCGGAACTGGACGCCGTAGACGCACAGCGGTTCGGGAACGTTGTCGAGGCCATCGGAGGGATGGCGAAGGCCTTGGCCACGGCGGCGGCAAACGCTGCCACACTGCGCGACAGCCTGCCCACGCCGGACACGCCGACGAAGGTCTACAGCGGGCGGGGTAGCGACCCGCGCATCTTCCAGGGCGGGCGCAGCGGCGCGCTGGCACCCGGAGATTCCCCACGTCCCCGGCTGCCCAGCGTCAATCACAGCTTCGGCGTGCCCGACCCCGAGGAGACCGGCGGCGGCGGCGGCGGAGGCTCGCGCCAGACCGCCGACGATTACCAGCGCGAGATCGAGGCGATCCGCGAGAAGACGGCGAGGCTGGAGGCTGAGGCGGTTGCCCTGGCGGCGGTCGCGGCGGGTGGCCAGGACTACGGCGATGCCGTCGAATACGCCCGCACCCGTGCCGAGCTGCTGATGGCGGCTCAGAAGGAAGGCAAGGCGATAACGCCCGAGCTGAAGGCTGAGATCGACCAGCTGGCAGCGGCCTACACGCAAGCCGGGGTGGCGGCCGATGACGCGGCGGATCACCTGCTGGAGATGGAGGAGAACGCGCAGCGCGGCGCGGACCGGATGACCGACCTCTTCATGAGCATCATGGATGGCAGCATGGACGCAAAGGAGGCGCTCGCGCAGCTGCTGATGGAGCTTGCCCGCGTCCAGATCCAAAAGGCCTTTCTGGGTCTCGCAGATAGCGGCGCAGGCGGCGGATTCGTCGCGGCCCTGGGTGGCCTGCTGTCAGGCGGTCGCGCCACTGGCGGCCCGGTGCGTGCGGGTTCCGCTTACCTGGTCAACGAGCGCACGCCGCGGTCCGAGGTGTTCGTGCCCAGCCAGTCCGGCGGCGTTCTGAACGTGCCCCAAGCGCAGGCCGCGCTTAGAGGAGCGGCAGGGGCCGGCGGCGGCGGTCCGACGACGGTCAAGCTGATCGTCGAGGGACAGGAGGGGCCGTTCTTCAAGCCGGCCATCCGGGCGGAAAGCCATCAGCAAGCCGTGCAGGTCTCGGTCCAGACCGCACGCGCTCAGACCCGCGCTCACGGATCTCAGTCGCAACGCTTCCAGCAGCGGGGGACGATGACATGAGCCGCCTGTCAGACCGCCTCTGCGCCGCCCTGCGCGCCCAGCTGGAAGGCCAGCATGTCAGGCCGCCCGAGGGTGCCGCCATCCTCTGGAACGCCTTCATGCAGCTCAGCCGCGTGCGCTCCAGCGGACCCGTGGGGCCGAACCCGATCGGCTTCCCGGAGATCGCCGCCTGGTCGTCGCTGATGCGGATGCCGCTGGACCCGCACCACGTCGAGGCGCTGACGGCGATGGATCGAGTCTGGATGGAGCACGCCTACCGGCGCGAGGAGCGACAGCGCGTATCGGGTACGCTGTCGCCCGCTGCGTTCGATGCCGTGCTGGGTTAGTTCAGGAGTACTCTCGCATCCTGACCGTTGCGGATGGACACGCGCTGCGCAAGCGCGCCACCCTCTGGAATGATGCTATTCCCGACGGTCCAAAGAACCCTGGTGGTGACGTAATAGTCACCGTTGGCGACGTCCGCGAACCTGAAGTCGCCCTCAGCGTCGCACATCGATGAGCGCACCATCGAGACGTATTGAGGCGGAAGGCCTTCTTGGCTCGCGCCCTGGAACACGTTGATGCGGCCACCATTCACGTTTCCATAGATCTGCGACATACGCTGTGTCGCGTATTGCCCGGCCGGGACAAGGGTGACCTCTTCCCCTGCGCAGGTGACGACGCCGCCGCCCTGCTGCCGAAAGAAGGCCTGACCCTCGATATCCGCCGCACCGCGCTGATTGATGAAGGCAACCTCGTTCGGATTGAACGGCACGGTGGTTTCAATCACTCTGCCCGCGCAACCCGCGGTTACCATTGCGAGCAGTCCCGCGAAAACAACACTCTTCATTCTGTCCCTCTGATTCTTATTTTCGATCGTCGCACCTTGCGGCGAGACGGTTTCGATGTAACGAAAATATCGAGTTCAGTATCGAAAATGTGGGTTCCACAAAAGCGATACACGGTTTGAGGTTTTTGATACTTCTTTAGGTAGTAACGGGGGGACAGGTAGCGATAATCGTTTCGCTTAGCGCGGGCGCCGCGTCATCTGCGAGACAGCTTCGCCACCAACTTCCAGGATGAATTCTACTAGGGCCTCATTCATCGGCCTCTTCGCGTAGCATCCGGATCATCGCCAACTCTAGGTCGCGCTGGTATCGCCTCGCCATCGCGGCAGCGACTTTCGACGCATCGTCAGAGGTTCTCACAGCCTGAGGTGGATCAAGTGGCGCCGTTCCGTTCTCATCTGACGGGCCAAGGTTGTCGAAAGCAAAATAGAAATCCAGCGCGTGGACGATCTCGGCGTTCATCGACCGGTTGTTCTCTTCAGCAGAGGCCTTGATGCGCTCGCGCATACCCGCTGGGAGGCGCAACATGAACTTGTCGCTGTCTCTTCCAGTAGTGCCTGCCATGATGCCTCCAATTTTTATAGCACGGTGACAGCAAGTTTCGCTTGACCACAATGGCGTCACGGTGACATATGGTGTCACGGTGACTTGGGAGACGATGATGCTGGACCGAAAACCAATGCAGCTCCGCCTGCCGCCAGAGATGAAAGCCTGGATCAAGGCGCAGTCACAGAAGAACGGCAGCTCGCAGAACAGCGAAGTGATCCGGGCGGTCCGCGACCGCATGGAGCGCATCGAAGATCAAGCCGCCACCTGAAACCAGAGGAAGCACAATGCTTAATGAACCCGTTTGCGGGAACGATCCCGCCATGCCCGCCGAAGCGATGAAGCCGACCGCCACCTGCGCCCCTGACTTGCGCTCCCGCATCTACGCCCTGTCGCATGACATGACGATGCTGGTCGGTCTGATCGAAGGAGCGTCCGTCCTGTCCGACACTGTCGACGGAGGCTTGGTGCGCTCCGACAACCCGGTAGCGCGCCGGGCCGCAAACGCAATGCCGCCGATGTTCGAGCGGATCATCGCGGAAGCAAATCGGATCAACGGCGAACTCGACAAGATGGAGATGAAGGGGTTTCACCATGGCGCTTGAAGACGAAACATCGCAGGACCGCCTCTTCGCTGCGATCGGCATCCTGCAGGCTCACTACCTAGCCGGCGACACCGCCCTGAATGCGGAGAAGATCTTCGGTCAATCCTATTGCCAGGATTCCGGCATCGAACACGTCATCCACATCCTGATTGATCTTCTGCCGGTGGTCGAAGCTGCAGATCAGGCGCGAAAGGACGCGGCATGAATGAGAAGATGAACGACCCCAGCCACCGCGCCTATCAGGTCTACGCGCTGCTGCGCTGCGCCATGCTGGCCGAAGAGAACGAGACAAGCGGCGTAGACTGGACAGGCACGGCAACGGTGCTGGGCCTCGCCGGGGAACTGATGGCCTCGGTGATCGACAGCATCGAGTTGAATGAGAAGGCAGCGCAGAAAGAGGCGGCATAGTGCGTCTGGCTACGCCGCCTGCCTCATCGCCACCAACCGGAGGGTGTTGCCGTCATGGCAACACCTACGGGCCGGCGCCTCGTCTGAACCGTGTGTCTTGCCACGCTCTGCTTTCCGTGGTATCTCACACGGTAAGGCAGGAGGCGAAAGCGATGAAATATTCCGTCAGGACTATCGAGCACGAATACTCCCCGAGCGAAGTCGCACGCGTTTCCGGCGTCTCGACTTCGCTGCAACGGGACTGGCGACGGCGTGACGTTATCAAGGGTCGCACGGACGGCTGGAATAAGTACGACCTTTCTGACGTGATCCGCATGACCGTGATGCGCGCGTTTACCCAGAGCGGCATTTCCCTCGAAACCGCTGAGTCTGTTTCCAACCTAGCGGTGTTGCCCGTCATCGACGAACTGGTGCGCTGGGACGGCGTGGCGGTCTTCACCGGCGATCAGCTATCCGCCGAGCAGATGGAGCGGATCAGGGGCGCCCACGTCAGGGGCGCATCTGGCGATGAGCAGTTCACCTTCGTGGCGCTGCCCGAAGACGAGGAAGGCGCGAGCGCGGCTCGACTCCGCAATCTGGCGGATGGCGAGCGGATCATGGGCATGAGCGGCAATTTCTACGGGATCGCTTTGGCCCACGACTTGCTCGCCCATCGGATCGCGAAGCTCTCCCCCCTGCCGATCATCCGCTTCGATGTCGAGGTGACGGCCCCCTGACCGGCAACGAATTTTTAACTGAGTGAAACCTGAGCACCTTATCACCACGGCGAGCTGACAAAGAGACAGAAGATGAACAAGCGCCGCACCGCCTTTAAGCAAGTCGATCTCACCCGCGCCTGCAAGGGCATGATGGCGGCAGGTCTTCCGGTGGCGCGTGCGGAGATCGAACCGGCGACCGGCAAGATCATCGTCTACACGCTCGAAGCTGCCGCGGTCCAAGACGGGGCTGACCTCGACAAGATGCTGGGGATCTCCAAGTGACGCGCAAGAACCCTTTCCCCGGCGTCTCGCGCCACGTTGACCGCCACGGAAAAGTGCACTGGCGGCTCCGGAAGCGCATCAAGGGCCGCAAGATCGATACCTACCTTTCGGGCCGCTACGGCTCCGCAGAGTTTCGCGCCGCCTATGAGGCCGCGCTGAACCCGGCTCCTGAAGCGCCAAAGACCGCAGGCGATTGGGGCACCTTCGACCACGTCATCACGCACATGAAGGGCAGCCGGAAGTGGCGGGAGGACCTCTCCGCCTCAACCCGCTACGCCAAGGGCAAGCGCCTAGACTGGATACGTTCACTAATCGGCGCCGCCCGTCTGTCGAGCTTCGAAGCGCGCCACCTAGAGAACCTGATGGACCGCAAGGGCGGGCCGGACGCCGCCAATCGGCTGCTGAAGGAGATCTCGGAGATCTTCGACTACGCTGCGAAGAAGCTGGGCTACAACGTCCCGAACCCGACGGGCGGGGTGGAGCCGCACAAAACCCGCAAGGGCGGCTTCCACACCTGGACCGACGACGAGGTGCAGAAGTTCCGGGACGCGCATCCCACTGGTTCCAAGCCCCGGCTGGCGTTCGAGCTGATGCTGGCGACGGGAGCCGCCCGCCAGGACGCTTGCGCCATGGGCCGGCACAACATCAAGGGCGATCACATCTACTACCGGCGCGGCAAGACGGGCCAAGAGACAGAATTGCCGCTGATCTACATGGCGGAATTGGTCGCGGAGATCGTCCAGCTACCGCATGGGTCGAGCCTCTTTCTGACCCACAGCGACGGCAAGCCCTACACCCCGGAGAGCTTCGGCAACTGGTTTGCGGACCAGTGCACGGCAGCCGGCCTTCCCGCCAAGTGCCGCGCGCACGGCCTTCGGAAGCGCGGCGCGACGATCCTGGCCGAGAAGGGTGCAAACGAGCTCCAGATCATGGCCTTCCTCGCCCACCGCAGCACCCGCGAGGCTCTGCGGTACGTGCAGGCGGCGCAGCGTCGGAGACTGGCGGCCGCGGGCATGAAGCTCGCCCACGGCTCGCAGAATGTGTCCAACCTATCCGATTGGTTGGGCAAAACCACCATGCAACAGCATGAAAAGAAAGGGAAATAA